GCCAACCAAGCAATACAAAGCTTAGTAACAGGACTGCAACAAGAATACGATCTGCAAAAAACTAATTTTGAAATAGAAAAAACTATTAATCAGGCGAAGTTTGACTTAGAGGAGAAAAAAGCAAAAAATTTATTTAACGAAAAAACTCTCCAGAACGCACAAAGAGATATTTTATTTGAAAGGCAAAAACTTTTCTTACAAGAACAAACTGAAGCAAAACAAATTTCAATTCGAGACAGAGAAAGATTAGAAGACCCTCGCACATTCAGAGGTCGACGCGGAGCTTCAAGGCTTGCGTTAAGGCAAAATATAGAAAGAGGCATGGCAGAAAGAGACTTTGGGATTCAACAAAGAGGCCAATTAGAACAAGATTTAAACAAAGTCGCAAGTGCTCAAGTCGCAGAACAGCAACTCAAATCTCGACTAGAATTAATATCCACACAAAAAACTCTAGCAGACAAGATTGAAGAGCTAACATTTGAAATGCAAAAATCTAGAGATATTTCAAAAGAAATATCTATCAGAGAGATGAAAATATTGAATGAAAATCAAGCTGCAAACAGAAGAACCAATTTAAACACACAAAGAAATTTTGAAGGCCAAAAAGCTTTAGCAAGTAAAGGTAAAGATAGCGCACTTAATGAAGAGGTTGTATTCACAAGGCTAAAATTACAGCGAGACACTCAAACTTCAGCAAGCAATACGATTCCTGATAGTCTTGATACAAGCGATGCCGCACTTCGGAAAAAAGCAACAGAGCTTGTAGATATGAGGCGGGAATTGTCTGAAGGAATTCCAAAAGATCAAGAAGGAAGTTCATCATCAAAAGAATTTTTAAGAAGGGCGAGAGAAAAAGATGAGATTATAATACGTGAATCTTTAATCCAAGAAGAGAAGTTGTATAAAAAATCCGTTTCTGACCGTGGTTCAAGATTGGATTTTATTGCAGGCGAAAGCGCATTAAAGGTAAATGCGATACAATCTAGACAAAGAGCAGCTAATCCAGCCGCCTTAGTAGCAGGCTTATCTCCTATTAGTGGAGAAGTACAAGCAGCACAAAATAAAGTAAGACAACAAAGTGGTTCACAAAGAGTTTTTGCAATAGAAAGACAATCTCATGATTTAGCTACAGAAGCTTTAAGAACAGCTAAATCTACAGAAGATGCTTACAAGATATTGAACGGATTAAAAAAGACAGGCGCAGCAGCTACTAATGAAGAAAATATTTTATTTAATGCTAACATAGAAAAAATTAGACAACAAATAGAATTAGGCCAAATAAAATTAGTTAACACTAAAAAAGAGACCGATCTTGAACGAGATTTACTTTTTACAAGGCAGCAACAATTAGATGAAGAAGCTCGCTCATTTAAACAATCTATGGGAGCTGGTTTTGATGAGTTGTTTCAAGACATTGATTATATATATGGACGTTTAGGAAAAGATCTTCCAAAGCAATTTAGAGATGGAATGGTTCAGGCGTTAGAAACTTCTATGGACAAAGCAGAAAGTTTCGGAGATGCAATGAGGGGTTTTGCTGTTGACTTTTTGAAAATTATTCGCCGCGCTAGCTTAGAGTATTCTATGAGCAATTTTACAAGCTTGATCGGTATGGGAGCTAGTTCTGATTTTCGTGAAAGAATGGTCCACGAGCAAAAAGGAGGACTTATTCATGCTCGAAATGGAATGTATATTTCTGATGGCGCTCCTTCAGGCGATTCGGTTCCTGCTATGTTAGAAAAAGGCGAGTACGTTTTAAATCGTAAAGCTGTAGCAGGAATGGGAGGTAAGGCTGCAGTAGATTCGGTGAATTTTGGAATGTTTCCACGCCAAGGAGGTGGAAGCATGATGCTGAATGAAAGCATTGGAAGCCCTAGAATGAGTGGGCTGTTTTTAGCTTCAGATAATCCAGAATTAGCAGAAGAAAGAGAAAAAGCCGCCGAAAGAGAAAGAAAGCGTCTAGAGAAGCGAGCAGAAAAAGATGCACTGAAGCGTCAATTTTTAGCTACGTTAATGAGTACCGCAGCTTCTACCGCAATGGCTGGATTCTCTAATGCTGCAAAAACAAAAATACAAGAAAGGCAAGCATCTTCGCAGTTAATAGAAGGCTCAGGAGGCAACCTTGAGCGCAGCGGTTTTTCTGGAGTGCAAGCTACTAACGAACAAGGCACGGCTATGTTAACAGGAATGGCCAGTTCGGGCTCTAGAAGTGTGACCACAGATATAAGTGGCGGTTTAGGCGCAATGACAACTAAAACAGTGAAATTGACGCCTGCTCAAAATAGAGTTTTATCAAAAGCAATTGACACAAGGTTAGAAGATATAGGAGTAACTAGTATGGCTGAAGCTGTACAGCAAGGCGCAGGTACTAGCTATATGTTTGAAGCGCGTCAGCAATTAGGAGATCGAATGGGTCCAAAAGTACCTTGGTGGGAAAAAGTATTTGGTCGTGATCGTGGTCGTATGGCTGGAGGTTTTATGAATAAAGATTCAATGCCCGCATATTTAAGTGAAGGTGAATATGTAATGAACAATAAAGCTGTAAGGAAGTATGGCTTAGGGTTTATGGGTAGATTAAATGGCGGAGTCATTCCCGGCTTTCAAGAGGGCGGCCCTGTTGGAGGCGGCGCAAATACAGCGCCGTTAAGTTCTGGCATGGGTGCGACTACTAACAATATTTCTATAAATGTATCTGTTGGAGGCGGAGGAGGAGGTCAGCAAGCTTCTAATTCAGGCAATCAAAACGCAGATCAAACTTCTAATAAAGACGATGCTACTCAAGGCAAGGAGCTTGGAGAAAAAATTAGAGCTAAAGTTTTAGAAGTTATCTCTGAAGAGCAAAGACTTGGTGGCTCACTAAGCAAGACTAAACGACAAGGATAATGGCCAATAACGCTTCACCCAGCTACGAGCAGATATTTTATCTTGGAGGTACAGGAATCTCTGGGATTAGAAATATCAGTGCCGGATATAGCGTAGGCCAAAAACAAATCAGAGCATTAGGAGCTGGATTTGTAAAAGAAGTTATAGCAGAGCCTTTGCGCGGCGAGTTATCAATGACTCGCGATTTATTATATCAAGATCCTGTCTTAGGACTTACCGGAGAAGCTCCAATTTCTGGAACTTTATTATATGGAGTTGAATTAGATGGAAATGAAAAAGTATACGGATTTAATACTGGATATTTGACTAATTTTACAATTAATTGCGATGTTCAATCAGTACCTACAATAGATACAACTTTTTCTGTATTTGGCCAAATGGGCAGTGGGGTAAGAGAAGGCGAATTGGATTATTCTGGAACTGCGCCTTTAAGTAATTTGGGATTTGTTAATCATGAAGCTGTATTTTTAACTTATAATGGATCTGGAACAAATAGAGCAGTATCAGTTTCTCAAAGTTACAGTATAAATAGAGCTCCAATTTATACATTAGACGAAAAGACAGATTTAAGTTATTACGCTCCATCAGAAGTAATTACTGAATATCCAATTGAAATCACAACTGATTTTACAATTGAGATGGATGATTTTGCTACAGCAAACATGATCGATAATATTCGCAGCGGTATTTACGAAACAATTGGAGTTGAAATAAGATTAGGAAAAAAAGCAGATACATTAGATGCAGATGTTGTAAAACCCCTTGGTTCAGAGCCAACAGGAATGCTTTGTCTGCAAGACGACACAGGAGAATGTTTAGGAGATGATGGAGATGGAATCACAAGATATGAATTTCTAAGCACAACAGGACACTTAGTTTCAGAAAGCATTGAAACGAGCATTGATGGAGTTTTAAGTGTAAATTTACAATTTAAAGATTATTACAATAAGGACTAAAACATGGGCAAAATACTAGAGTATAACAATTTTAATGCGGCACCAGCAGATGACGATTTGTTGTTTTTCTCGGATGCTAGTGACACAACAAGCAATCCGAAAACTTATCGTTTAAAAATTAGCGATTTAAACAAAAAGCGGAATGTTGACGCGGCAACCTCTGCTGGTCTTCTTTTACGAGATGACAGTTCTACTTTTGGAATAAAAATTCATGATGGAGGCAATGTAGGCGTTGGTCCCGGCGCTGCCACGACTCCCGGTGCTCTTCTATCTGTGAGAGGGGCGGCTGATTCTAATCTCACTTTAGCTAATTTTTTAAATCCTTCTGCTACGACAAATGGAAAATATCAGCAAATTATTTTCGGAACAGATGCGGCTAATGATAAATCTGTTGTTTTTAGATATTATTATAGCACCGTAGATGATGCTTCCACACTCAGAATTCAATCTTACGAAGATGCAGCGGCTGAAAATGAAATTGGATTACATTTAAAAGGGGATGGGAATGTAGGAATAGGTGAAACTAACCCAGCTTACCCTTTAGATGTAAAAGGTACTGTTGTTTCTAATGGAAGTTATCCACTAATTTTAGATCCATCTACAGGAGAAATTAAATCTAATAGTACCACGACACTTAATTTTAATAAATCCGCAAATGCAAATGTTACTTTTATGTATTATGATAGTGATGGCAGCACTGTAAATCCTGCATTATCAATCAAATATAGCAACAAGAGAATCGCCATTGGCAACACAGCTCCAGATGCGAAACTTCATGTACTAGATACCGCGAATGGTACTGACGTATTAATACAAAATAGCACGAACGGAGCTGTGCTTGAGCTTCGTAGAGATTCTGGAACAACAACATCAAATAGTTTATATATATCAAATACCACTAGTGGATGGGGACTTGGCGCAGCTATTACAGCAGGTGCAACTACGGTTAACATTAGTAGTACTGGCCAGTTAGCTTTAAAAAATACTACTTTTTCTTACGATTTAACTGTAGCGAGCGGAAGCTCTGATCCTATATCTTCTCAATTTAAATCAGACTCAACAGCAGGAGCTAGGATTCTAGTAGAGTGCAATGGGGCACAGCCTGCAACCCAAGATAACCTCATTGGCTTTCCAATAAAACAATCGGGAGGTGCGCGTGAAGTTGGGTGGATGGCTGGGTATTTTAGAAGAAGTAGTGCTAATTATTTTGGAATTCATTACTCAAGCGACAACACTCCAATCACTTCAGACTTTGCTTTTCATGGAACACTTGCTAGTAATTTATTTTATATTGATACAAATGGAAACACTACTGTCAAAGGAAATGTTGGGGCAGACGCGTATTATGATAAAGGCGGAACTACTGTTGGAAATTATTGTAGAGGAAGATTTATACAAACTTTCTCGTATCGATATTTTTATACAGTGACCTCTAATCAACGATGGACTCCATTATTTTCAGAGCCTGTAGATACTACTAATAATTATGATCATGATGGTTCAACTACCCCTGATAAATCAATGTGTAGTAAAGCTCCAATGGCAGGTAGGGTGACGAGGCTTGATGTTTCGTTTACAAATAATGTCTCTAATAATGCTGTCAGTGCTTATGTCTATAGCGGGGCAGATGCTCCCGCAGCTGATTTAAGCTCTTCTAATGCAGCTTATACAGGCTCTATAAGTCTTTCAGGAGCGGTCACAGAAGGAGATTATACAATAGGTTATAATGATTTTGTTGAAGCCAGCAGAACACATCTAGATTTTGCTGCAGGAGAATTTTTAATGCTAGCGATAGATAATGCAACTGGTAATGGTAATGCTACAGTTGTTGTAACGGTAGAATTTAATGTACCAGATAATTTAGGGGCTTAATGGCAACAAAGTTTATAAAATACGAGAAAGCTTTACTCAAGATCGCAGATAAAAGCATTATGGCTGAAACTGCAGAGCTTGGGCTAGATGCTTCTTTGCAGCCAATCTCAAACATCACAGGTTCAGTTATTCGTTATGCGCCAACTTCTCCGGTAAAAGGTAGTTTAAGTTTTTCTCATTATTGTACTGGATCTTTTCATGATTTTTTAAATCCATTGACAGAAGTAGAAAATACTGGAGAGCCATTAGCTGGAAGCTTTGCTGGCATGGCATTTGAGAGTGGTTATTTACGCGGACTTTCATTTTCTGTCAGTCCTTATTCTCCGATCTTATTTACAACTGAAATGGACATATATGGTTCTATTACCTCTCTAGATAATGATGGCGAAGCTGACAACACACTAAGAAATGAAACTAATGTATCCCACGGATTAAAAACTTATTTAGCGGGAACTGACATAAAAATGAACAAAAAAGTTTCTTTCGATTATTCAGTGACGTGTGATAGAAATCCTGTAGTAGATGTTGGATCTGAAGGACCTTCTAGGGTTTCAAAAGAGAACGTTAGAATTAATTTATCTGTAGCAGGAGAAGATGTTGGCGATTTTGTAGACATTACTGGTAATTACGCAGCGTTAAATATAAACATTTTTGACACTTATGGTTCGTCTGCAATGACTTCGTTTGGCTGTACAGGTCAAATTTTTAGTCAAAACTTATCAGTTAGAGAAGGAGGCTACATTGACGGAACTATTAGTGTTGCTCAAGAATATTTAACAGGAAGGAGATTGTACTGATGCCAAATTACATCTTAGGGTCAGGAGTTACAAATGTAGCAAGAGTCCCAGCTTTTGAAGTTGGGGATTCTTACTCTCTTAATGATATTGTATATTTTAGTGGATATACTACAGGTAACCCTGCAATAGAGAAAACAGCTGAAAGTTTAGGTATAGCTTCAGGCCATTATTATTACAGCGGAGCAGCAGGAGCCTCAACCGCTGCAAATTCACCTGCTGGAGCATCAACTGTTTGGACACAAGACTTATTTTTTAAACCTTCTTACCCTTCTTCAGTTGAATATGAAAACAATACATACGATGTTACTTTTGGAGATGGATATTATAATATATTAAACAAAAGCGAAAATTCTTTAGCAGTTAAATTTAATTATAATTTTGCTAAGCGAGATGATAAAGAAGCAAAAGCTTTAATTCATTTAGCTGAAGATTCGTTCAATAAAGGTTTGAAGCCAAGCGGCGGATACACGGGAGTTTTTTGTACTCCATTTGCTCCTTATGATAAGCGACATGAATTTTATATTGATACCTTTGATCGTTCTTTTGAATACCCAAATGTTAATAACATTACTTTTCAATTAGATAGAGAAAATCAGTCTTTGCTGGATTGGCAAGGTTATTATATTCCATTTTCTCAAACCAGAGGATTTTTTGAAGAAGGGTTGTCGTACAGTAAACATGATATAGTATATTTAAGCGGTACCAATACTGTTGCAAATGATAGGTTTAAAATTTTTCAATCTGGTTGGTATTATTATTCCGGAGACACGGAAACTACTGCAAATACTTTAAATTCCCCTACTGGTGATAATACTTTATGGACCAAAGATACATTTTATTTTGATTTGAATGAAGGTTTATCCGTACAAGAAGCTCCAAGATATTTAAAAATGTCTGCGCAAAATGGTTACTTTGTTAGGGCAGATGACGGTTTAAACAAAAGCTTGTTGAATATGGAGTTTTCGTTAGAAGGCAGAACTGACAAGGAAGCTAAAGCTATTGTACATTTTTTTGAGTCTCATCAAGGCAAAAATCAATTCAAATTTACTCCTCCTGCCCCTTATGATGCAGAAGAGAAGGTATTTTTCTGTCCTAAGTGGACTCATACTTTAAACTTTAAAGAAAATAATAGTGTAAATATTAATTTAATAGAATTTCCTATTAATTTGATAGATAATCAGGTGACATTTTCAAGTTTAATAACCACTGACCCTTATTTTGTTTCAACATCAAGTGGACCAAGACATATAACTAATTAATAAAACATGGATATTCCCGGAACAGTTACAAAAAGAGCAGAAGGCAATACTTTTGTGCGCTCTACAGGTTTGTATTTTGCTGGTCAAACTGGTTTTGGAATGCATACAGGGTTTTACTTAACCAATAGCGGAAATTTTCCAATTCAAACTAAAATAGATAGAGTTACACCAGATTACCCAGAAGTTTTTGATTTTCCCTCTGGCAGAAACGAGCCAATCATAATATTGCCGGGAGAACATAAATTTGTTCCAATAAATGTTAGATTTATACAGGACAATATCGGTGCTCAAGGACCTGAAATGAGCGGCCCAGCAGGAAATATTGGTCCTGACAGGGATGGATTTTATAATTCAACAGTCAAATTAAGCACTATTTCTCAATATGATGGATCTAATGATCCTAGTGGGCCAATTTATTTAGAATTAAGTGGTCAAGTTACAGGCGCAAACATTTTTACATCTCAGTTTCCTGCTAGAGTTTCAGGATTTTTAGTAAAAACAGATTTTAGCAGCCAAGGAAAACCTCAGGCTACGTTAAGATGGTTTCATCCAGAAACTGGATATTATGTTACAAGATATAGGATGGAATATGCAGAGGGGATCGATAGTAGTTCTGTGGCCACAGGAATTTGGACCGGAGTTCAGTCGTTAACTCCTCCTGAAAGGCAAACAGCTCCTTATTATAATATAGAGAGTGAAGTCATCACGATTTCTAATTCAGAATATGATAATAATCCAGTTTCGTGTGAAATATTTGCAGATGTATCTGGAATAAGCCAACTATATACAAGAGAAACCACAGGGAATAAAAATTCTAATTATGCTGAATTTTTGGTTCAAGGTTTAGGCTTCGGGGCAGACTATTATTACAGAGTTCGTCCTGAATATATTCATCCGGCTAATAACGCAGCATTTTACGGAGAGTGGATTTATGGCTATCCAGTTTCTGATTTTAGCGAACAAATATCTAACAATGAAGTTTTAACGGGGCTAGCGAGCGGATGTCCGAACACTTTACCTCCGGAAGGCTCTGCTTCAAATATTAAAAATAGTACATCCGCCCCTCAAGCTTTAGAGATATACTTAAATGATGGAGCTTCTAATACCAACTTATACGATTCTACTCACGAAGATTTGATAGCTAGAGGTGTTACAAGTTCTCCTGATGTTGCTAATTTAAATGTATTTGTTTCTTCACATGCAGATTATGCATTTTCAGGAGTTAAATTTATTGTGCCCCAAAATGCAAGTGTTGGATCAACACTTTCAACAAAAGCAGGTATAGAGACTGGAGATAAGATTGTTGATAGTGCGGGTAATGAAGTGAATTCATTGTTAGTTCTTAAAGATAATTGTATGGTAGCGGGACATGGAGGAGATGGAGGAGACGGAGGATTTACTACATTAAAATTTGGCACCGACAGAGATTTAGTTGACGAAAGGAAAATTAATATTAAAAAGGAAGAAGCTGAAACTTCAGCTTCTACTGTAGGAGCAGATGGAACCGCCGCAATAAAAATAACAGATTCAACAATTCAACTTTTTAGAATCTCAAAATCTTTTACATCAAAAATTTATGGTGGAGGCGGAGGAGGCGGAGGCGGAGATCCATTCTTTTGGCCTAAATCTTTTACTCTTAATAATCTTCCTACTCAAAATTTTAGTAGCCTAAATGCTGCTTGGAAGGGACCGGCTTATGATACAGTTAGATCTGAGGATACTTTAACCGATGAGATTGAACAGCAAGATACAATTTATAACGTTTCATTAGATTTTAATTTAGAACGTGGAGGAGAAGATATTAGAACTATTGATTTTCGCCTTTCTGATGTGCTTGGAACCCAAATAGCAGGTATAGGAGGAGGAGGTCAAGGATTTGGAATTTCTCAAGGAGGAAAGTCTCTTTACACTGAAAAAGATGGATTCTATTTAAGATCAGAAATTCAACAAGGTTCATTAATAAAAATTGGCGACGGAAGCGGAGCTGGTAAAAAATTATCTCCCGGAGGAGAGGGAGGGATCTTTGGTGCTGATGGAGGACAAGCTGCAAATGTTAATGCAGGCACTTTTTATAGGTACGTTGAAGATTCAACTTCACAAGCTGGTGGTAAAGCTGGTGCAGCTATAGAATCATTATCTAATACTTATACAACTTCAAATTTTTTAGGAAAACTAGTTATTGGTCCTGATGCGGATCAAGCTGCGCCTACAGAAATTGAAGGTTTGGTTGCATGGTGGGATAGCTCAAGTGCTAATGCTAGTAATATAATTAAAAGTACATACGGAGCCACTGAAGTTGCTGTTAATCCTGCTACCGATGGATTAACAAATGGCAATTATAGAAATGTTCGTATTAGTAAATGGTACGCAAAAAATCAAGACGGAAATCAATCTAGTATATTTTTAAGGAAATATGAAGGTTGGCCAAATGGCGAAACAAATTTGCAGCCTCGATGGATAAACGCGGCAAAAACAACAGGGCACGACTATAGCCAAGGCAACACCCCGATTACAAAATATCTTGGAAAACAAAGTTGTATGTATTTTGATGGTGCAACAATAAGGGCTATGCAAATTGAAAATATAATTGGCTCCAATAAACTAGAAGAAGATATGGATGGCTTTGAGATTATGTATTTTTTGTCTCCTTTAGCAGATTTTTGGTGGCCATATGCTCCGTTTCACCCACTAAGTGGTACTGGTATGAGGAGCAGAGACCAATATCTTAACGGGACATTCAGAGGACAAACACATGGATATTATACTTGGAATCATCCCGGCGCAGGATTCGGAGCTTCTCTTCACCAATGGTCCGATATTGGCCCCGGAGAAATAGCCAATGGAACTACTGTTAGCCCTGCAGAAAGTTATCAAAATACTACTATGTTTTATGATGCATTTGGCAATATAGTAGAAAATGCTGGCATAAGACATCGAGCTTTTAAGTTCAGAGATTTCACTAATTTATTTAATCCGGGAAGAGGCTGGGTTTACTCAATTTCAGCTAAAAAAGTCAATGGCAAAATAGATTATTCTGTCTATAACGATACTCGTAGAATGTTTAATACTCAAGTTGAAGACACAAGCTTTAGTTGGATGCCCAAGCCAATAATTGGAGCTTGCAGTAAATATGGTAATCACGCAAAGTATTTGCGATCATGGTATGGCAGCATTGCTCATTTGTGTGTTTTTAATAAAGCATTGTCTTACCAAGAAAGAAAAGCATTAGTTAACTATTTTCTTGTTGATGGCGGAAATGTTTTAGCTTCAGCTGATCAAACAGACGAAAATAAACGCAACCGATTAAATATGGAAAACGGTTATGCTGGATTTAATATTTTTCCTAGTTAAATAATATGTCAACTCAATCTCATAATAGTGCACTTTTAGATTTAAACCCAGAGACTATAATTGAACTTTACGAATTAGATCTAGGGGAGCAAGATGGTGTCTACAGATTTCATCCCGGCAAAAATGATACGAAAGACATTATATTTGGTGGATATAGCGAAATAAAGAATGGCACACCAGTTCAGTATCCGGGTCACACTTATTTTGCATTGCCTATAGAAGCAGACGGCTTCGAAGTCAGGGGCGATGGCTCACTTCCTCGACCTAGAATATTAATAGCTAATCCTCAAGGAATTATTACTGATCTTATAAAAAGAAGAGGAGATTTAGTTGGAAAGACTATTACTAGACGTAGGGTCTTTATGAAATATTTAGACCATGAAAATTTTCCTAATAATCTTAATCCATTTGCGATTCCTGATCCAAATTCTAGATTTGATGATGACATTTTTAAAATTAACAGAAAAATCTCGGAAGATAAGTATATGGTTGAGTTTGAGCTCGTCTCTCCTTTGGAAATGGAAGATATTAAAGTCCCAGCTAGAGTGATGATAGCAAATTTTTGCCCATGGCAATATAGAGGAGAAGGATGTAAATATGGTCAGCGCCCTGAATTTAAACAAACATTAAGTGATGGAACCAAATCTGAAGACTTTTTTACTGTGAGCGGTGATCCATTTGGAGAGTTAGGGCTGCCTATTGCGGATGAAAACAATAAAAAATTCATGGAGGTAGATGGATATAATTTAACTTTAACTTATAAAGGCGATTATAGTAAAGCTACTGCGTATTCTGCTGGTCACGTAGTTAGGATAAAAAGCTCTAGACAAAATCTATCAAAGTTAGATTATACTGATACTCAAGAAGAAGTAGCTAACAAGCCTGATGCATTTTTTGTTTGCATACAAGCTGCTACTGATAAAGATCCTCGTTATGAACTTGAATATTGGCGTAGAGATCAATGCGCTAAAACTTTACAGGCATGCCAATGTCGTTATGTAGATTATGGAATATATACCAAAGGTTTACCATTCGGAGGATTTCCGTCTATTGAAAAATATAAATTTTAATGTTAATTTTTTAAAAAATATCAAAAAAATATCAAAATCTTGCAAATTTGAAATCTGTGGAGGGGTAACCTCTAAAAAAATGTTTTTATGGCCTAACAAGTCTTTAGACCCGAAAAAAGGTTTTTTTGTTGCCCCTTTAAAATATTATAAAATCATAGACGAAATTGAATATTTTTTTCATTCTCACCCTTTTAGCCCTGCGAAACCTAGTAAAATTGATTTAATAGGTTCAGAAGAGATTAATAAGCCCTTTTTAATATATTCTAATATTAGAAATAATTTTTGTTTTTATTCTCCAAAACATAAGAAGTCAATTTATTTTTGCATCTAAAGGTGTATAATAATAGGAAATGACAGAAGTTTCTTTAGAAGGGCGCTTAGGACAGATCGTAGGCAAGAATTTTTCTTTTAAAACTAGAACTTTAAAAGAAGTTCTTTCTGCTATTGAAGCAAATACTGGCAAGCTAAGGAGTTATTTTCAAAAAAATAAGAAAAGAAAATTTGCAATATTTATTGACGGCAAAGAGATAGATACTGATCGCGGGTTTAATATTTCAGTCAAAGACAAAAAAGTTTTAATTATTCCAGTATTATTTGGAGGTATAGCGGCAACTTTAACAAGCATTATTGTTTCTAGTATGGCGGCAGGAATAGCCAAAACATTGACTACTTTTGTAGTAGGTACTGTATTAGGCGCTGCATTGTCTTTTGGAATAAGCCTGTTGATTTCTAAACTTTTAAAGCCAGATGAGCCCGAAACCTTAAATACATCTTCGTTTGTTTTTGGTCAAGCAGAAAATGTTACTAAGCAAGGAGTGGTTGTTCCTGTTGGATATGGGCGTATGCAAATAGGTAGCCGTGTTGTTTCTGTTAACTTATTTAATGTAGACAAGGCAATATTTAACAATAGTGGAGCAGGTTTATACGAGATACTTAAAATTAATAACAATAATGATACAGATCCATCTATAACGTCCGACGGTATCATTCAGGTTGGAAATAATGTTGTTAGCACTATCCCCAGTACAACTAATATGGGAGAAGAATTTAGCGTATGAGTAAAGCGCAATATGCATGGTACAGGGCTGGCACTTGGGAAAATTCAAATTTCCAATCTATTTGTCCTACAGCGGTATTTGAGCCTTCTAAGACTAACTTGGAATCTGTTTCAGTATATCAGACAATTGATTTGTTGTGTGAAGGAGAAATCGCAGGCTTATGTGACAAACATGGCAATTTAATTAAAATAACTTCAGACTCAAGTAAAAATGAAGATGGTTTGAAGGCTATATATTTAAATGATGTACCTGTTAAAAATACAGACGTAAACACATTGAATTATAATAGAGTTTTTGCAGATTTTAGGATTGGATCTAGTGATTCAAGGCAGCTCACTCGTTTTACTAATGAATCGATGTCTTTTACTAATGCGATTCAGACAATTAATATGAACACTCAATTGCCCGGACTAAACGAATCAAACGAAATGGTTAAGTCAGGAAAACCATTTTTTGTTAATGTTGGGCGTCAAGCAAGCTCGAATTCTGATTCTCAAATTACCGATAATGCTGAAAAAGAAAAAATTGATGTATCAAAAAGATATGAAGCTGGCATAATGGCAGTTCGTTCGAATGCTGCTTATACAATAACAGACGCCGCCTCTTTGAGAATAGTTAGGGCCGCTGAAAGGGCTCAGCCTATAGCTGTTACTCATATTATAACAAATGATTCATGCACTATGGCTCAAATTGATATGGCAATACCCGGTAGTCTTGTGGTTTTTGGTAAAAAAGGGGATCCGTATTCAGCCGCTGTGAATTTTGTTATAAAAGTAGGTTACGTAGATGATGAACTCACGATTACAGAAGGTGGCTCGGTTCAGTATTTATTTTGTAGTATTTGCGGTAGAACTAACAGTGGTTATGTAAGAAGTCACAATATACCTCTTCCTTTTGAGCAAAAAGATAGAGATAGGTTTGTTAAGGTTTTTAGAGTCGATCGAGAAAAAGGAATACAGTCAACTAAACTAAATAAAAGTTTAGAATGTCGTACTATCAGTGAGATTGTCGAAGAAAATCTTACTTATCCTCATAGTGCAATCATGGGAATGATTGCAGATGGTAGGGCATTTGCTCAGCCTCCTACTCGTCGTTTTGACGTTAAAATGCTCAAAGTAAATGTTCCAAATAATTATGATGCAGCCACTAGGGTTTATTCGGGAGATTGGGATGGACAATTTGCAACTGAAAAACAATGGACTGATAATCCTGCGTGGATCTTCTATGATCTAGCCACAAATACTCGATATGGAATAGGTAAATATGGCTTTAAACAAGCTTTTTTAGATAAATGGAATTTATATAGTATTTCTAAGTATTGTGATGAATTAGTTCCAAGTGGATATTCTGGCAGATTTCCTAAAATATCTTTTTCTATTTCTGAAGGAGGGACTAGAGTGTCCATAGATGATAGTGGATCTCCTCAAAAAGGAGAAAAAGCTTTAACTTCACGGTTTCCGACAGGTTTTATTGTTTGCCTTTTTGAGAATAAAGATGGAGCGCTATCATCAAACATCCCTAGTGGGAATGATATAGATAAATCATTTAAAAGGATAATTTTTAACCCTCAATATAGCAATAATACTTTTTCTTTTACTCTCATTAAGGAGTTAGATGTTGATAAAATATTTATTACTTATCCAGATTTAAAAACACTTTTTTTGCAACAGCAACAGGACGCCATTTCAAGTGCAAAAGATTATCTATTAGATTATTTATTGAATAATCAAAATTCTACCCATCCTTTCGTTCTTGATTATATAAGTGGTGAACCTTTAGATGTTAACATTCGCAGTGGTTATGCTTTGACTCAATTTCCTGAATTTTTACCTGTTTTAGAGCCTAGATTTTCTTGTAATATTTATTTAGATAAAAAACAAAATGCTTTCAATGCTTTAAATGATATAGCTGCAATTTTTAGAGGTATGATATATTGGTCTTCTGGCTATATGTTCGTGGCGAACGATCAAGCTAAAGATGCAGTAATGTTGTTTAATAATGCTAACGTAATGGACGGAGTATTTAGTTACAGTGGGAGCGCTTCCACATCTAGGACAACAGCAATAACTGTTAGGTTTAACGATGCAGCCGATAGCTATAAACCTAAAGTTGAATACGCTGAAGATGCCGCAGGAATACGGGAATATGGTTATATAGAAAAAGAGATAATTGCACTTGGTGTTACTTCTAGGGCTCAAGCTCATAGACTAGGCAAATGGATGTTGTACACAAATCAGACTGAAATTGACACAGTACAATTTACTACAGGCCAAGAAGGAAGTTACCTAAAGCCTTCGGACGTTATGAAAATCCAAGATACCCTTAAAAGTGATAAACGTTATGGCGGTAGAATTATAGATATTGATTACGCAGAAAAAACGCTAACCTTAGATCAAGGAATAAAAGAAAATATAATTGGTCAAAAAATTATTTGTGTTGTTCCAAAAGCCAATCAAACAGTACGAGGTTTAAACAAAAAAGCAGATGAAAAAGTAAAATTATATATTTCAAATCCCGAACAACAAGCTCAACCAGAAGGACTGTCAGACGCAGAGATAGAAGAATCAAGGCAGCCACAAATTAAAGAATTTACAATATCAACAGTTACGGAAAATAGAGTGATAAAAGTCACCGAGACAACAAATCAAGATTTCAATTTAATAAAAAAAGGAGGTTTATGGTCGGTTAGCAATAATAATTCTGCTTTTGAGATAAAACCTATAGAATATAGAGTTTTAGGCGTTGTAGAAAATAGCCCAAATGAATATCAAATAACAGGCATGATGTATAACAGGACCAAATTTGGCGCAGTAGACAATTCTACGAATGTTGAAAAGACACAGCAATCTCAAACTCAGATAATAGATATAGGCAACGGGCCTGCAAGTTTAACCGGAACTCCTTCTTCTATAAACATTAAAAAAATGGCCTTAAATGAGCAGCTTCCTGTAGTGGATGCTAAATTTCCCATTTCTGCCGAATTAATTGAGACGCAATCTGCAGATTTAGAAATTTTAGAAGTTGATTTTAGTAATTTATTGGGGCCAAACAGTGTAACTTCTAGTAATACAGGCGGCTATTTTATTGAAGTCTACCAAAATGGAAATAAAGTTACCTTTTCTTTAGATGGGTTTGACAACACTTCATTTAAAGTAGTAACAGGAACAACTATAGATAAAGGGAATCTTAATTTTCAAATAAGTAGATACGATGAAAACTATAAGATGGAGGATAATGGCCTCTAAATTTAGAAATTAGAACAGATGCCAATAAATACATTTATATCTCAAAGTCCAGAGGATTACGGCGCTGCCTTAAAGATCTCTGGCTTTTATATTTCTAATGAGTCTTCAAGTTATCCTCATCAGGAGCCACTTCCTGTTAATAATATTGAGCCTTTATTTAGTGGAGGTTTAGCTTTAACTAGTAGTGTTGGAGTGGTTGCTAGTGGGCAATTTTACGTTCCAGACCCTAAGATAAATTGGCATTTAGTAAATCCTGCTACCAATATTCCTTTTTCAGATGTAGAAATATTTAATTCTACTGCTTTTGATGGTTTTAATGTTAATTTAAGGGATGAAACTGGTATGTTGATCTCTAGATTAGCATCCGGGCTCAGAGAAACAAGTATTGATCTATATACTAACAATATAGCAGATGTATTTGCGAATTTCGAGGGGGTCAGCGTTTCTGGCATAGGTGAATTCACCGACAGACGAAGGTTTCAATTAGAAGTTATTTCAAATGATTTTGCCGGAAGAAAAGACACGGGTATTTATTTTCTGACAAGCCCGCCTCCAAACATTACAGGATTAGATGTTAGTATTGGCTCCACTATTGATTTTAATATTAAATCCACAAAAACCTCGGGTTTAAATTCTATTTCTGTATTTGCATCTAATAACTCTGGCTTTAAAATTGCACCTCCTGTAATCCCTCCTTCTGTTAGTGGAGAATTAGATCTTAATGAATCCCAAACAGGATTTACTTTTGGGCCAGACATAGCTTTTAATTTTGATTTGCTAGATGCAGGCCCTATTAATCTTCTAGATGTAGAAGTTGCTCCCCCGAGAGATTCTGGGTTATATTACGCTGTTGTTTTAAGAGATAATTTTGGCACAGGTTTGCCATATTATTATCCTTCTTCTGTTAAACCTTTTACAATTGATCCATTGCTGTACAACCCAGAAACAAGCGGCTTTAATGGAAAAGTATTAGTAGATAGGGACGATTTTAACAAAGATGTAGAAACTGTATTTATAGGAAAATTTTTAAAAGATTTGGCACCTAGTCGTGCGGTCAAATATTCCGTAAAAGTAGAGGTAAGTGGTCGTAGTCATTCTAAAAGCGAACAATTCACGATTGATGCTCCTTCTGTTCAGGGAATATCCCAATTTGTTCATGGTACTGGAGCAGATAGGATAGATTTAAATCTTTTTACAAAAAATACTAGTTTGCAAGATTATGCTTATAGCGGATCTGAAGCGACTCCTATTTTTTCTCCATACGAAACAACAGGCATTCAATGGCTAGATCATACTATATTTTTAAATAATAATTCTAATGTTCCTGCTGGGTTTACCAGCGGCCAATCTCAAGTAGTTGAAGTTGCCATAGCTTCTGGCTTTTCAAAAAGCGAACAGATTTTTTGGGGCGGTACTTTTGACACTGGCAGCAGAGAATTTGTTTTCTTGCCAAATGGCGGCCTAATGGAGTCAGGGGTTTATTCGGGCACTTATTTGAATGGCCCAATTGGAGGAGTTGCTGTTAGTGCAGACTCGAGTGGTCCAAGTAGTGGTCCTCAAGGCGCTCAAGGTGTTGCTGGGGGCGGTAATGCTAATTTATTAGAGAATCTAACGGGAACCTTGGTTGCTACTAATTATAGTGGGTTATTGGTTCCTGAGTATGAGCCTCATTTTATTTATCCGTGTGAAAACTATGCTGACTATGAGTTTAGGATTAGCACAATTGGGATTGTAGGGCAGTCAGAATTTTCTCAAGCAATTCAAGTTACTTCTGGTGATATAATTAGTGCTATAACTGGAGCCGGTTATGCTACCGGGTTATTTAATGGGGATACAAGAAGTGGAGTTGCGGTTTATGATCCTGATGATGATAATTTACATATTAGTGAATATGTTACTCTTGATGATGCGGGTATTCCTGTTCAAATTAAAAAAGATGGTTCGGCTGGAGTAAAAGAAACTTTACTTTTATTAGAATCAAATACAAGCAACCGCCCTGCCATTCAGTTTTCAGAAACTACTTCTGATGATGGAGGGATGTCTATTGAGTATTATGGTGTCGGCGGCGACAATGCAATACATTTCAATCCTCAATCAGACGCTACTCCGCCTGTTGCAAAATTCTTTGATGCTGGTAATACGAATTTAGCTGGAGATTTATTGGTGTCAGGAGCTTTGACCGTAGAAGACTTAGCTGCAAAGAGTGCGGAGACGGGATATCTCGTTATTGACAGCAACAATAAAGTTTTTACTCAGTCAGCTGCATCCGGACCGGGCGGAGCTCAAGGAGCGGCAGGCGCCCAAGGTTCTGCTGGCGCTCAAGGTGCGGCAGGTGCTCAAGGTGCGGCAGGTGCTCAAGGTTCTGCAGGAGCTCAAGGTTCTGCAGGAGCTCAAGGTTCTGCAGGAGCTCAAGGTTCTGCAGGAGCTCAAGGTTCTGCAGGAGCTCAAGGTGCGGCAGGAGCTCAAGGTTCTGCAGGAGCTCAAGGTTCTGCAGGAGCTCAAGGTGCGGCAGGTGCTCAAGGTGCGGCAGGCGCTCAAGGTGCGGCAGGCGCTCAAGGTGC